CCCCCCCCCCATTTTTATGACTTTTCATTTTCTTGCGCTTCTATATACGCTTTAAATTCTTCGTTTTCTAATATAAGTCTCTTAGCTTCGTCGAACTCGGTTCCATTTCTAAACAGTTCAACCAGCATAGCCATTACCCTAATTCTCTTTTGTTCATCATAAAGTCCAGCTAATACGCTGTCGAGACTTCCATCGTACTCTTTACGACTACGAATCTCCTCGTATAGCCGTATTTTTCTATTGCATAGTTCGGATTCATCTGCTAATATTTCAAAGAAATGCGTTACAATTTCTTCATTACTCATTTATCAGCTCTCCAACATCTAACATATATCCTAAGAATTTAGCCGCTACGTCGCACTGTTCTTTAGTGGGCTCGTTATCCATATGAAAGAACTTTTTAAGCGCATATTTTCCAAAATCAGTAAGATAAGTGCCATCGTTATATAAATTCTTAAACTTTTTATTGGTCATATATCTCACCCAAACGCTTCTCGATTTTCCTTATAGCTAACATATGCGTCCATCAACGCGCTTACTGGGTCTATTTTTTCTTCATATCGCCGTTTCATGAGCTTTCTGTTGCCATTTGAATCTTCCATCACGATGCAATTTCCCATAGCGAACTGCATAACTGATTCATCAAATATCAGTTTTCTCTGCTCGGAATATAGTTTAAGTTCACCCAAAGGTACTGTTTCGGTCTTATACCCTTGCCGCACCATCACTATCCCAAACGGACCATTTTCAGCAGTCCAGCGGTCTATAAAATCTTTAGCGTTATATGGGTCATAACCAACGCAACGAATATCGTATTTATTATTCTCAATGTGCGAATCTAAATCGTCATACACTTCCATCATGTCCAGCACAGTTTTTTCCTGTACTATAACGCTTCCTTCCGCTATAAATTCATCATATTTTGCTCTCATAGCGGGAGCAAGTTTATTTAATTTTGTCACAGAAATATAATTTCTCGTTTTAATGCCGAACATATCTCCGGATAATGGGAATAAAAACGTAAAAGCGCAAAAGTCATCTCCTTGCGAAAGGTCAATACCCATAGCGCATTGCATATTCCAAAACGGTCGCCTTGGATGGCATTGCGTTTCTTCATAGCTGAAATAATACGTATAGCCTTCCATCGGCCAGTCAAATCTTTTTGCTAGAATATCATTCCTATTTGCCGGAGCTTTTTCAGCTCGTTCAACATCAAGTTGTATGGTTTCGTAACTGACTGTATGCCCTATATTCGGATTTGCTTTCACCCAGCATTCTGGTTTTCCAACTTCGTCTATACTATCTATTTTGTAATACCATATGGAGACATGAGGCTGCTGATACTTACCACGAAGTATATCTTCAAGCTCCATTTTAATTGAATCGCCTGGGCCATTTCGAACAGTACCCTCGCTGCTGACAGCCATTATCAAATAGTCGTCAACTTTTGCAGCGCCCTGTTCTATTGCACCGACAACATCCTCTCGTATATCGCCGGATAGCCATTCGTCGACAGTCGCCACCTTGCATCGCATACCTTGAAGTTTATCTATAGTCATTGGACGAACTTCAATTATCGAACCAGTCAGGTCGTTTTGAATGCCCTTCTTCGACGAATAAAGTTTTGGTCTCATCGCCGAATTTTTAGAACTATTTATACTGCCCTCTGTCAAAAACTTGAGCAAAGGCCCGCGAGAACGACTAATCGCAGTTCGTATCGGAGCCATGACCTCGTCAGCTTGTTTCATCGTCGGAGCAGTAGTTATCTGGTAAGTCGTGGTGGTATCGATGTTTTGAAAATAAGATTGGACATATGATTCGAATAAACTTTTTGCGTTAGAACGCGCTATTATTAAGTAAAACTTATTTATGAGTCGTTTTTTTACTCGTTTTGTAACATACCTGCCGCTGGGTGCCACGTCATAAGGCTCCCAAACCGTCATGTCTACGAAATAATACCAGCCAAAAATCTCTTCGCCCCAAAGCTTAAACGTATCTAGCAGCTTAACATCGCTGCCATCAGTTAACGTCATTTCGTTTTCACAGTATTTGATGAAACCTTCAACTACCGCTTCATCGAAGTAAACGCCGGTATTCGCTATAAGCTCGTCAATTCGACTCATTTCCATAGCGATTTCACGGCAAATCAGTATTTCTCCACGCAGTACCTTATCTCGGAACGCCGCGTAATACTTGGGCACTGCCGTATTAGAAAGCGCCATAGAATATCAGTTCTCCTCTTTTTATACGAATTTATATTTCGGTTTTTCTCCGCCGCACATCTTATATTCGAGCCAATCGAATATAGGTATCGCGGCTAAACACATCAAACACCAAAGTGCTGTAAATTGCGGGCATATTTGGCCGAGAACATTAAATGGAAGATTTGAGTAATCCCAAATACCGAGTCTAAGCCAAATATTTAAAACCAATCCTGCTAAAAACTCGGCAAAGGTAACAGTAAGCCCGCCTAATATAGATTGCCACATAAGCCCTAAGTCCCAATCGAAATATTCGTTTACTAAATCGAGAGGAACACAAAGGCAAGCGGCCAAAAGCCCCATTGTCCAATGTGTTCTTCCTCGCCATAATATTTCGAGTAAACAATAAAGTGCTCCGCCAATCATCCAGCAGAGCACATGTCTTGTAATTTTATGTTTACGCATAATTCATTTTGAAAGTTTAACCGTTAAGTTTTGCTAAAATTACATCCATTTGCGTTTTAGCATTCGCCAGTATCGCATTCATACTCTCAGCAAGGTCATCGGGCAACTCGTCGCCATAATTTATCGCCTGTACTTCACCAGCATCCGTCAAACGATTCACCCACTGCTTAAGCGCATTGAAATACGTGGTGTGATAAGTCACAAGAGTCTTCGCCGTAACGTAAATCGTAACAATATCCGCAGCGGAATACATTTTGCAAGCTGCACCATCCGCATGATAAGGGTATTCCGTTGCGCCGAGAACCACCGCATTAAAGATATTATCGATATTAACTTGGTCGTTAGCCTCAAGACTGAAATGTTCAGTTGTGCCATCAGCCAAAGTTACGTCAACACCATCAGTAATAGTCTCCTCGCATTTAGCAGAAAGCTCATTCAACTTTTTCGCTATAATAGTGCTATTTGCAGTAGGGTCTTCTATCTCACCGCCAGTAATTTCTTCGTATTCGCTTACTGTAAGTTTCGCCTTTTCGACAAGCTTTGCGAGCATGTCATCAGTCCATAGCTTACGGGAGTAATTTTTCTTCGCCATTTCGTAAATAGTCATAATGTAAATTTCCTCCCTTATTCGCTAAGCGCATTTTGGTATTCGAGAGCTGCTGCTATACGCTCCTCAGCGCTAGCCTCCGTTTCACCAGTCAGTGTCTCGTTTATCTTTTCTTGCAGAGAGCTGATTGCATCATCTTCGGACAAAGACGAATCTATCTCGTACATCGTACGCATCGCGCTTAAGTTCTGCACCGCAAAACACACCTCTCCGGCTTCATCGGTTTCGATGATGTGCGTAAAAATCGTAACTGCTGGAAACTGCTCCTGCATCGTTGCAGGCGTTGCGATTTCTCCGTTCGGAAACATGTACGTTTTTTCACCAGTATATTTCTCCAAAATCTTCATATTTTTTCTCCTTTTAAGTACTTCCATTAGCATCGCTGTCCATTATAAAAACGTAATCAGTTAAATCGTCGTACTCATCAGTGGTGTCAGTTGCATCTTTTCTGCAACGTCCTCCAGCTATAAGAACATAATCACCAACTTTTGTACCGCTAGCTCCGTTCGAGGGATAACTTGTTGAGTAATATTTACTGTAGTACGGTTTCGTTCTTGTTAACGAACTGTTATAGCATTCTAGATACCCAGATTGATATCCAAATCCTGACGTATACACGATACCACCAGAAAATATCGCCTTACTTCCGCTACTAATACCGCAAACGTTTGTAGCACCAATAGAAAGCGCAGTCGGCGTACTACTAGTTAAAGAAGTGTTGTAAGCGTCTACAGTAGAAACTGCGTTTGATGCATTCGTATCGGACGTAGATGAATAACGCGTGATTCCTCCAGCAAACAAAGCATAACTACCGACTGATGCGGCCCCTAAACC